AGTGGTCGCAGCTGTAAAAGCAGCATTGTTGGTATACAAGGCCAGCTTGAAAGTGTTACCAGTACTTGCGGTGAAATTATGGATACCTCTCATTAATTCCACCTTGAAGCTGGTACACATAAAGTTTCCGGTGAATGCCATTTTAATTCTCCAAAAGTTTGATTAATTCGGGATGACCTGCATCCTTCATGCGGATTGCGATAGTTGCCCTATCGTTTTTGATTGCTTCCTTCATGTAGTGAACGATCACATGACGGATATGCTCTTTGAATGCCTGGGCCTGGTCACGGATGGCTGGATGGGTCTGCTGCCCAACGTAAATGATTCGCTCGACCGCCCTTTCAGAAATTTCCTCTGGGGTAAAGCCACGGTTATCGGTGGTGCGAACAATCACGCCCCCGCCTAGTAAAACACCGGTGTCTTTGGCCTCGATCATGTTACGGGATACCTTACCTGACCAGAACGATAAGTATCTTGACGATCCTTGCCATCGCCAAGCATCTTGAGAAGACTCATAGCCTCGTTATAGCGGTTTGTGTAGTTATCCACTACGTCTTTTTCACCCTTCATAAAGGTGTAGGCCTCAAGCAAGCTGCCGTACAGAAGAGCGCTATCAAAATGGTCCCCAAGCCAGGTCGTTCCAACATCCACAATACTGGCCGGATAGTAGTAATAGTGCATCTCCATCGAGTACGAAGAGTCGGGGGTCGGCCCCAGAATCATCGTATCGTTATCAAAGATTGCGTAGTGGGTTGGCTCCCCTGTATCCGTGGGGATTGGAAAGCACTCCCGAATAAACTCCACATCCTTGTTCAGAAGATACTTTTGTTCCCCTGTATTGAGGATGATTGACAAGGAATACATGGCCAGCCAATCCGATGGCATGGACAGGTATTTATTATCCTGGGTGCAGTTACCAGTTACGTTCTTGCGCAGAGCTGGGAGCTGAACAGCGTTATAGATCCGCTGCTCGGCCTGGCGGATGAAAGTATCAACCTGTTCTTTTTGAGTAAAAGTAACCTGCCCAGTCCCAGCAGTATCAGTCCACTGGGTGTCTGGGAAGTCATTCTCCGTATACGATTTAATCGTCTCAAAAAGAGTCGTGTAATTCATATCTATTATTTTTCCTAGAATTTTCAGTCCCAGGGATTACCTGCAAGTTAATTGGAACGTGCAGTCCAGAAACCTTTTTACCATGCAACGGAACAATATGGTCAACATTCCAGCTAAACCCAAATACCTCCGTTCTGATTTTTGCCAGCTCATAGGCTTGCTCAATCATCCAATAATCGTCTTCCGTTAGCCAACAAGGAGTCCGGTTAATTTTCCCAAGTTGACGATTTCTGGTATTTGCCAGATCTCGATCTTTGTTTTTAATTCTCCAAGCCCGTCTTGCCTGGCTCATTTTTTCCTTGTTTGCCTCACGCCAAGCCGTAATCCTGGCTCGCACAGCCTCTTTGTTTGCCTCTGCGTACTTTTTCTTGGCTGCCTTAACCTTTTCTGGGTTTGCGGCAGACCAAGCGTTTACACGCTGCAATTTACGAGGGTCTTTGGGATCAGCGTATGGCATTTAGCCCATCTTCCCGCTAATCTTCCGGCCCTTGGTGGCAGCGCCATAGCCACGCATCTCTCCAACCCCATAAGGGTTAATCGGAGGATAGTTGCCTTTGCTCAAGCCGCCAACCGAAATGTTCAGGTTGTTGATAACCTCTGCACCGGTCTTGTACTTAGAAAAGGTCTCAACCGATACGTCTTTGCCGCTCATTGTGTGAGGAGGAGCATAGACCTCGGCTTGACCGACTTCTTTTCCCATAAGTTTTTTGCTGTACTTGGCCATGTTAGATCCCCGTTTTACGAACACGACTCATGGGCGACTTCTGATTGGCCACCTTGGCCAGGTTCCGTCCCAGTTTCTTCATTTCCAAGTTGGTCTTCCCGCCGGCCCGAAGTTTCTTGACGTTAGCGTCCGGGTGGGCTTTAGCGCCTTTCTTGGCCATGTGCGCCTTGAGCGCCTCTTTTGCCGTCATTTTCATGTGTTACTCCTAAGTAGATGTGGTTGATATGGTCACGCTACCCACATTGCCCTGTGCCTGCAAATTATCCTGCAAACCGGTCAATCTGAGGGGATTATTAAGCCCTACTGGGTTCCAGCCCCATTGGATGTTTCGGCTGCCAGAGGACGGGTAGCCAAAGGCATCTTCATCCTGGTTGGGAACGGATAGCGGCTGGGTCTGAATACCGTTTAAGCCGGCTTGGATGTAAGAGTTATCCCGCCGTGGGTCACGCAAGGCCTGGGGATCATCGACCGGGTACATACCCAGTTGCAGCTGCGGCTGGTCCTGCTCCCAGCAAGTCGGGCAAACCAAGAGATTGATGTTCTTGGTCTTGATGACGAGCTTATTGAGTTCCTTGAGCTTATACCGGAACCCACAGCGGTCGCATTCCGCAATTGCCCATTTGCCAGAAGCAAACCGGTTGGGCATTTACATACCCCCGCCGATAAACATCTGCCTTGGGGCCAGGCGAATAGCAGCCTTTTCCCGATCCTCTGAGGCGGCCAGTAACCACTGTTCCTCATAGTCCAGCTTCAGTCGATCTAGCCTGTTTTGGCCCTCTGGGATCTTCATGGCGATGTAGTAAGCCAATCCAGCCACCAGGCAGGTAAGCATACGGAATGGTATGTCTTGGGTAGTCCGACCGTTCCCAGCGTCCTGGATGCGCCGCAGACGCCAATAAACGAAGGTGTAGTAGTTCGACTGATCAGGAGATGGCCAGACGTTAATATTGGGAGGGTTTACCCCAGTACTGGTATTGGTTGTAACGGGCTCATTTCCGTTAATCGGATAAGTAGCCCCAGACTGACGGTTTACCCATACCTGAATAGGTCTTCCCTGAGCGTTTTTGTTCGGAATCGAGGCGTAGGTAGATACGCTGATCCGGGTGATATTAATGTCGGTTTGGTTAATGCCAGTCTGGGTGCGAATCACATGATCCAGCAAGTCGATTGTATCAACAGGTAGGGGATAAGTAATAGTACCCTGCGTCATGGCAATCTCACCCTGCTCGATCGTCCACAGGTTAATGCCTCGATTAGCCCATTCAACGGTCAGAAGGTTCAGGCTGCGCCTAGCCGTCCGTACATCGTAACCAGAGCGGATCTCACCACCGGCCCGTTCAAATGCCTCTTCCATAAGGTTGGCCAGGTCAAGGTTAAAACTATTGGTTCCGCTAGTTGTCATGGGATTTTCCTAAATCTGGCTGTTTTGGCTGCGATTCGCTTTGGCTGGGAGACGAACTGTTTTCCTGCGGCTTTTCCAGAGCGTTTGGCACGAGTAGTAGCGGCATACTCTTGCGGGGATAGCGCTTTGATGGCGGCGGCAGGGAGGTATCTTTCCCCCGTAGCCTTCGATCCCTGCGTAGATGGTTTGCCACTCCTAGTCCCCCATTTTTGGTCCGTCCAGGCTTTTAGGCTTCTCTGAGACTTTTTTAAACTCATTCCATCTTTCCCGCTGTCTGATCTTCCTAAAGTCATCTGCCGTACTAATTAGCCAGTCGAATACATTGCCGTCCTTCTGGCGGTCAAAGACGGGAAACTTAATCCTTGTAACCGCCTCCGGCCTTTTTGTACTTTGCTGCCAGTAGCTGAGCTTTACGGGCTGACCATTGCCCCGGAGCACCACCTTTTCCACCAGCTTTAATACTTTCAAAGAGTCGCTTGCGCATACCTGGTTTGGTGTAGTTTCCGGCTTCATTTACTTTTGATACTCCGCCCTTTGAAAAATACTCAACCTCATTCGGATTATCCTTTCGGGTAATCGTCTTGGCCTTGGGCATTTTGGATGGGTTGATAATCCCCATCCCCCGGCTCGGCCTCATTTAGCAGTACCCGCCCTTACGCATGGCGATAGCCTTGCCTTTGGTCTTGCCCTTTTTGGCAATACCGTCAGCAGACTTGTGGCCAGCAGCTAAACCGCCAGCTGCCATCTTTTTGACCTTGCCGCCATTTTTCATGCCGTACTCAGCCATCTCATGTTTGATCATTGACTTGGGAGCTCCTTTTTTCTTCATAAAGGAAATCTCTTTTTTAGCCATAGCTTTGGAATCTTTCATTTCTCCACCTTCCTTTTTAGTAAACTCACGACCTACAGATTGGGGAACCCCCACTTTTTTAGCAAAAGCCTTGTTATGGGCTACCGCTTGCATAAACCTTTCTTGCTTTGCCGATACGCTAGGCACGGGTCTTACCTCTAATTGCTATGCCGTCCGCACGGGCAGAAGCCGATTTAACTTTTCCACCTTTTTTCATACCACGGGTCTCACGTTTAACTTCTGCATCCGCTTCACGCATAGCCTGCAAAGAATTTTCAAGATCTTTTTTAGTATCTAAAGGCCAATTTTTTTTATCTTTTTTATATTCTTCATGCGCCTTTTCAGCAGCGTATTGCCCACTGGGAGTTTTTGCACCGTAATCAATGGATTTTTTATCAGGCATAGTTACACCATTTTCCCACGAGTCTTGCCACGCTGGGCGCAGCCGTCAGCCCGTTTAGAGGCAGAACCGACCTTGCCACCAGACTTGTACTTAACCGAACCGCCGCTGCGCTTATAGCCCATCTTGTTGCGAACCCCTTCGGGCAGTTTGGCTAGGCCAGGGTTAGCCTCGGAATCAACATCTTTGAGCATTCCACCGGCACGTTTCTTCACGGACATCTCTTCCTTGGTCTTGTCCTTGTACTCTTCTTCTTGGGTGATACCCATTTTGTCTAAGAGTTTGGATCCACCAAGAGTGATGGCTCGAACAGCCTTTTTGACCAAAGGCATATCGTCATCGACCTTAGCCTCTTGGATCATTTTTGTCCGTGTGGATTGTTCAGCCATTTTTATCCTCTTGTTTCTTTGCGGAGTTGGTCAATTTTTGCTTCAAGCCGCTCAATGCCTGCTTCAAAGCGTTCAGCGATTTTTTCAAGGTCTCTGTGAACTTCTGCACGAGTGATGTGGTCACGGGCCACCTCCTCTCTAGTCTTGTTTAATAGGATCCCCAGGCGGTTGAGCTCGGCAAACTTCTCTTTCAAAGTAAAGCCCATGATTCCAACCAACGCTGTAAGGATTGCATTCCAAACCATCATTTCCATTTAGCACTTCCACCGCTTTCTAGCCTGACGAATACGGCTGTTAGGGTCTTTAGCGGCTTCCGGGTACATCTTCATCTGTCCGGCCGATCGAGCACAAAAGGATTTGCGCCTGGCTGCTCGTTTTCCTGTCGGATTGTCTTCTGTAACAGCGGTTTGCAGCTTCGATCCAGGGTTGGCACGGCGATAGGCAGCTACACCCTTCTTGGTCATGCCAGCACCAGCCTTGGTAGGCCGGAAATTGCCGGATTTAACCGATGTATTGATGCCCATGCCCTTGGATTTAGCCATTACGCCACCCTTTGCCCTTGAATTGGGTTGATCATGGGGTACAAAACGTCTTTTCCAAAGTCTCCTTCGTACTCTTGGACGCCCATGTGACCCAATTTAATGGTCGGATCGATCCAAACCTCATATCCATGCTCTCTAGCACGGTCACAAAACAGAAAATCCTCGCCCATATACCCTTCTGGGGTCACTTTGAAGTCAAAAACGGCATGAAGTAGC